ATGGACAATATGGAAGCGGAGGGCAGGTCGGTGACATCGATTTCGACGCCGTCCGAGATCAAATCGGGTGCCGTCTGCGTCGCATCCGCGCCTGTTGCAGAGCTAACGTCGTTTCTGACGGATCTGACGGAGGATGAGTTGCGGGCGTTGCCGTATGTGTTCGAGTTCTGGGCACTAGACCATCAGCTGCCGCCTGCGGGCGATTGGCGGACTTGGGTCATTCTGGGAGGACGCGGCGCGGGAAAGACGCGGGCGGGCGCAGAATGGGTCAGATCAATGGTGGAGGGGTCGCGTCCGCGCGACCCCGGTGCCGCATGTCGGATCGGGCTGGTTGGTGAGACCATGGAGCAGGCGCGCGAGGTGATGGTGTTCGGCGAGAGCGGGATTTTAGCCTGTTCGCCTCCCGACCGTCGGCCTGAATGGATTGCGGGGCGGCAAATGTTGCGGTGGCCGAACGGGGCGGAGGCACGTTTGTTTTCGGCGTTTGACCCCGAGCGGCTGCGCGGCCCACAGTTTGACGCGGTCTGGGCGGATGAATTGGCCAAGTGGCCGAAAGCGCAAGCCACTTGGGAGACCTTGCAGTTTTGTTTGCGGCTCGGTGACCGGCCGCGTGCCTGTGTGACGACGACGCCGAAGAATGTGGCGGTGTTGAAGGATGTGTTGGCGCGTGGGTCGACGGTGCAGACCCATGCGGCAACGGACGTGAATCGCGCCAATTTGGCGGACGGGTTTCTGGAAGCTGTGCAGGAGCAGTTTGCAGGGTCGCGATATGGCCGTCAGGAATTGGAGGGCGTGATGCTGCCCGACGTTGAGGGGGCGTTGTGGACCTCTGAGGGGATTGAGGCGTGGCAGGTGAAGGCGGTGCCTGCGTTGGACCGGATTGTTGTTGCGGTGGATCCACCTGCGGGTGCGGGCGCGTCTTCGGATGCCTGCGGGATCGTGGTGGCGGGCATCGTGATGCAGGGACCCGTACAAGATTGGCGGATCTATGTGTTGGAAGACGCGTCGGTGCAGGGGGTGTCGCCCCATGCTTGGGCGACGGCGGCTGTGGCGGCTATGGACCGGCATGGTGCGGACCGGATGGTGGCGGAGGTCAATCAGGGTGGTGCCATGGTGGAGACCATCGTGCGGTCGATCAATCCGGCTGTATCTTATCGCGGGGTTCATGCCACGCGTGGCAAGGTCGCGCGCGCTGAACCTGTGGCGGCTTTGTATGAGCAGGGACGTGTGCGCCATGTGGCGGGGCAGGGTGCGGGCTTGGGCGATCTGGAGGACCAGATGTGTCAGATGACCGCCCGCGGGTTTGACGGGCAGGGGTCACCTGACCGTGTGGACGCGCTTGTCTGGGCATTGACAGATTTGTTTCTGGAACCTGCCAAGTCGTGGCGTGCGCCACGTGTGCGCACCTTGGGGGCCTAAACATAAGGGATTTGGCGGGTGTTGCATAGGCAGCGTTCGCAGGCCTCAGACCTTCTAAACCATTTAAGCGCAAATTGTATTCAAGTTGTTGAGATTGCCGCCAAAGGGCGGACCCAAGGGAGAGTTGGATGTTTGATTTTCTGAAGCGATCTGAAGGTGAGCAGATGCAGGCAGTTGTGCCTGAGGTGAAGGCATCGGCCGCGGGCAAGATTGCCGCGTGGGGGTCTGCGGGGCGCAGCGTTTGGGGCGCGCGGGATGCGGCCAGCCTGACGCGATTGGGGTTTACGGCCAATCCGGTCGGGTTCCGTGCGGTCAAAATGATCGCCGAGGCGGCGGCGGCTTTGCCGTTGGTGATGCAAGATGACCAGCGCAGGTATGAGACCCATCCGGTGATGGACTTGATCCAGCGCCCGAATGGCGCGCAGGGGCGGGCGGAACTGTTTGAGGCGCTCTTTGGTCAGCTGCTGTTGACGGGCAATGGCTATGTCGAGGCTGTGGGCGGCGAAGACGGACCGGTGGAGCTGCATGTGTTGCGGTCGGACCGGATGTCGATCGTGCCTGGCGCTGATGGGTGGCCGGTGGCCTATGATTACACGGTGGGCGGGCGCAAGCATCGCTTTGCCGTGGGTGAGGGCGCGTCCCCGATCTGTCATATCAAGTCGTTTCATCCGCAGGATGACCATTACGGGTTGAGCCCGATGCAGGCGGCTGCGACCGCGCTGGATGTGCACAATGCGGCCAGCCGTTGGTCCAAGGCATTGTTGGATAACGCCGCACGGCCATCTGGCGCGATTGTGTATCGTGGGGCGGACGGGCAGTCGCAACTGTCGAGCGATCAATATGACCGGTTGCTCCATGAGATGGAGACGCAGCACCAAGGGGCCAAGAATGCGGGCCGTCCGATGCTGCTAGAGGGCGGTCTGGATTGGAAGCCAATGGGGTTCAGCCCTTCGGATATGGAGTTCTTGAAGACCAAGGAAGGGGCAGCGCGCGAGATTGCCATTGCCTTTGGCGTGCCGCCCATGCTGTTGGGCATTCAGGGCGATGCGACCTATGCAAATTACCAAGAGGCGAACCGTGCGTTTTATCGTTTAACGGTCTTGCCTCTGGTCACACGGGTTACGGGGGCGATTGCCGATTGGCTGGGCGATTTCTCAGGGGAGCGGATCGATCTGAAGCCTGATCTGGATCAGGTGCCGGCCTTGGCGTCCGAGCGGGATGCCCAGTGGAAACGGGTGGGCGAGGCGTCTTTCCTGACCGACGCAGAAAAGCGCCATCTGTTGGGATTGCCCAGCTTGGAGGTGGGCGATGAATGATCTGCGCGACACGTTTGAATGTGGCCCCAGCCTGCGCATCGAGGCCCATGAGAGGCTGGCGGCGCTACAGTTTGCGCAGCTGAACACCCAGCTGGGCAAGATTGAAACAATGATGGAACGGCGGGAACGGCGGTTGTGGCTGACGGTCTATGGCGTGGTTGGTGTGATCCTGGCGCAGGCGTTTGAATCCATTCTGACCGCGACGCCGTGAAGGAGAATTGAGATGACTTTGGAACATAAATTTATCGCCCTTGGGGATGCAAAGCCGGTCGACAACGGGATCGAGATTTCGGGGTATGGGTCGCTGTTTGGCAAGGCCGATCAGGGCGGCGATGTGGTGGCCAAAGGGGCCTATGCCAAATCGCTGGAGCGCATGGCGGCAAAGAATAACCGCGTCAAGATGCTGTGGCAGCACGATCCTGAACAGCCCATCGGGGTTTGGGATGAGGTCCGTGAGGACGCGGCGGGCCTGTGGGTCAAGGGCCGCATTCTGACAGATGTGGAAAAGGGCCGTGAGGCAGCGGCCTTGATCGAAGCCGGAGCGATTGACGGGCTGTCCATCGGCTACCGCACGGTGCGGGCCACAAAGAATGACACGGGCGGTCGCCTGTTGTCGGAGCTGGAGCTTTGGGAGGTGTCGCTGGTGACCTTCCCGATGCTTCCTGATGCGCGGGTGGGCGCGAAGGGGGATGACCCCTTTGAGACTGCCATGCGTGATTTGGCAGGGGTGTTTGAGGATGCCCGTGCCGTGCTGGGCGGGATGTAGCCCCGGCGTTTCACCGAAAAGATCTGAAGGATCACCAACATGACGACACCCGAGTGCAAGGCTCGGGCCGGGGAAGATGCGCCTTGTGCGGCGACCCCAAGCCCGAACCCAGCCGCTGAGCTGAAGTCCGCGATGGCGGGCTTTGTAAGCGAATTCAAAGACTTCACGACCAACATTCAAACCAAGTTGCAAGAGCAGGATGACCGCATGACCAAACTTGATCGTAAATCTACCTTTGGCGCACGCCCCGCGCTGGCCACCTCCGCGTCCCTAGAGGCGCCCCATCAAAAGGCGTTTGAGGACTATCTGCGTTCGGGCGATGATGACGCGCTGCGTGGCCTTGAGATGGAAGGCAAATCCATGTCCACGGCTGTGGCCGCTGATGGTGGTTATCTGGTGGATCCACAGACATCTGCGACCGTTCAATCCACGCTGGCTGCTACGGCGTCGATCCGTGCGATTGCGAATGTGGTGAATGTGGAAGCCACGTCCTACGATGTGCTGATTGATCACACCGAAATGGGTGCTGGCTGGGCCACTGAGGCGGGGTCCACGACCGAGACTGGCACGCCATCCATCGACCGCATCACCATTCCGCTGCATGAACTGTCCGCGCTGCCAAAAGCGTCCCAGCGTCTGCTGGATGACAGCGCGTTCAACATCGACGAATGGCTGGCCGGTCGCATTGCCGACAAGTTTGCCCGTTCTGAGGCCGCGGCCTTTGTGAACGGTGACGGCATCGACAAGCCCACCGGTTTCCTGACAGCGCCGTCTGTGGACAACGACGTTTGGGCATGGGGCAACCTTGGCTATGTCGTCACTGGCGTCGACGGTGATTTCGACGGGGCCGATGCGCTGATCGATCTGGTCTACAGCTTGGGTGCTGAATACCGCGCCAATGGCACATTCGTGATGAACTCCAAGACGGCGGGTGCTGTACGCAAGCTGAAAGACAATGACGGTCGCTTCTTGTGGTCCGATGGTTTGACCGCCGGTGAGCCCGCGCGTCTGTTGGGCTATGCGGTTTTGATTGCCGAAGACATGCCGGATATTGCCAGCGATGCGACGGCGATTGCCTTTGGTGATTTTGGTGCGGGTTATACCGTGGCGGAACGCCCTGATCTGCGGGTGCTGCGTGATCCCTTCAGCGCCAAGCCGCATGTTCTGTTCTATGCGACCAAGCGCGTGGGCGGTGCGGTGTCTGATTATGCCGCGATCAAGCTTTTGAAATTCGGCACGGCGTAAATCGCCTGCTGCACGGAACGGTGCGGGCTGATGCCTGCACCGGATCCGGGCGCGTGCAGAGCGTGAGTTCATCCTCGCGTTGTCCAGCTGCTTCCTTCCGTCCGAGCGATGCGGGGAGCGCGCGCCCGGGTTTTTAGAGAAATGGCGGAGAAATTTGAGACCGTTTTCGGAGTACGTCCATGATGTTGATTGAAGAAACAAACGTGCCTGCGGCGGCACTTCCGGTGGCCTTGTTCAAAGAGCACTTGCGCCTTGGGTCGGGGTTTTCCGATGACGGTTTGCAGGACAGCCTGATCGAGGGTTTTTTGCGCTCGGCGATGGCGGCGATTGAGGCGCGGACCGGCAAGGCGTTGATTGAGCGCACGTTCAGTTGGACGTTGACGCGGTGGCGCAATGTGGCGGCACAGGTGCTGCCTTTGGGGCCGGTGAGTGCGATTGTCGATGTGGTTCTGACGGACCGTGCGGGTGGTGAAACGCTGGTAAATCCGGACAGCTATCAATTACGTCCCGATATGCAGCGCCCTATTTTGGCAGCTGTCGGTACAGCCTTGCCCACCATCAGCACAGCAGGATCGGTGAAGGTTCAGATGCTTGCGGGTTTTGGCCCTGAGTGGAGCGACCTGCCTGCGGATCTGGCCCAAGCGGTGTTGTTGCTGGCGGCGCATTATTACGAGTACCGCCATGAGGTTCAATACGACGGGGGCTGTATGCCCTTTGGGGTTAGCGCCCTGATTGAACGCCACCGTGTGATGCGTCTGACCGGCGGAGGGATTGCGTAATGGCGTATCGGTTGAACCGCCATTTGCAGTTGCAGACCCCTGCGCGGGTCGCTGACGGGGCGGGTGGCTTTACGCAAAGCTGGATGCCTTTGGGTCAGCTGTGGGCGCATGTGATCACGCGGGCAGGCCGTGAAGCAGCGGGGGCTGCGAGCCCGATGAGCCGCGTAAGTTACAAGATTATTGTGCGTGGTGCGCCGGTTGGTGCGCAGTCGCGGCCCCAACCGGATCAGCGGTTCGTTGAGGACGAACGGGTCTTTCGGATTTTGGCCGTCGCAGAAGATGATGCGGATGGCCGGTATTTGGTGTGCACCGCGCAAGAGGAGACAGTGGCATGAGTTATGGAGTTTCCGCGTCTTTGCAGACGGCTGTGTATCAGGCGTTGGTGGGAGATGCGACTTTGGCCGCTTTGGTGGGGTCCAATATTTTCGATGCTTTGCCGTCCGGCGTGTTGCCGCCGCTTTATGTGGCGTTAGGGCCGGAGTTGGTCAGTGACAAATCGGATCAAACAGGTGCGGGTGCCATGCATCAGTTCACAGTGTCGGTGGTCACGGATACCGCAGGATTTTCGACGGCAAAACAGGCTGCGGGGGCGGTGTCCGACGCGTTGGTGGATGCGGATTTGACGCTCAACCGGGGGACCTTGGTTGCGCTGAACTTCCACCGCGCCAAAGCCGTCCGCATTGGTGCCGCCGATGAACGACGCATTGATCTGACGTTCAACGCACGCGTTCAGGACGACTGAACTTTACACGATTTCAAACCTTTACGGAGTATTCGATATGACAGCCCAAAATGGCAAGGATCTGTTAATCAAGATCGACATGACAGGTGATGGCCTGTTCGAGACAGCGGCGGGGCTGCGGGCCACGCGCATCAGTTTTAACGCCGAGACCATCGATGTCACCTCGTTGGACAGCACGGGCGGTTGGCGCGAAGTGCTGGGCGGGGCGGGGGCCAAATCGGCCACGATCAGCGGGTCTGGCGTGTTCAAAGACGAGAGCAGCGACGAGCGGATGCGCGCGGTGTTTTTCGATGGTGAGACGCCGGATTTTCAAGTGATTGTGCCGGATTTTGGCACCATTGAGGGGCCGTTTTTGGTCAGCTCGCTTGAGTATGCGGGCAATTTCAATGGCGAGGCAACCTTTGAAGTATCGATGACATCGGCGGGTGAAATCACCTTTGTGGCGTTCCCGTAATGTCTGGGGCTTTGTCTGATGTCCCGTTCAATCCGTGGGCGGGAGAGGTGGGTTTGGTGTTGGATGGCACTGCGCACACTTGCAAGCTGACGTTGGGGGCATTGGCGGAGCTTGAGGCCGCGTTGCAGGCGGACACCTTGGTTGATTTGGTCAAACGGTTCGAGACTGGCGGGTTTTCCACCCGCGATGTGTTGGCGTTGATCGTTGCAGGGTTGCGCGGCGGGGGCTGGCAAGGATCGGCGCGCGATTTGTTGCGCGTCGAGATCGAAGGCGGTCCGGTGCGGGCGGCGGAGGCCGCGGCGGAGATGTTGGCCCGCGCGTTTGCCACCCCATGAAGGCCGATGCGAGTTTTGACTGGCCTGGTTTGATGCGGGCAGGGATGCGCGATCTTGGGTTGGCACCTCATGAATTCTGGGCGCTGACGCCAGCCGAATTGTGGCTGCTGTTGGGGCCTGATGCAGGTGACATGCCCATGGGGCGCGGGCGGCTGGATGAATTGGCCGCAAGCTTTCCGGATCATGTCTCGGAAATAGGAGCAGATGATGGATGATATCGACGGGCTGGATGCCCTTGAAACCGAGGCTAAGGCTTTGGAAGAAACATTGGGGTCGGTGACGGCGATGACAGAGGCCTTTGACGGGCAGCTGCGCCGGATGCAGGGCGCTTTGGGGGCCACGACGCGGGATCTAGGCCAGTTGGAGCGTGGTTTTTCAGGTGGGGTGCGCAAGGCGTTTGACGGTTTGGTTTTTGATGGCAAGACGTTGTCGGATGCGTTTTCCACCTTGGGCGAGGCTATGTCGCGCACGGTTTACAGCAACGCAACGACACCTGCGTCCGATCATTTTGGCGGTATTCTTGCGGGTGGTGTCACCGCTTTGGTGTCGGGAATGATGCCTTTCGAAAAGGGCGGTGCCTTGAGTGGCGGACAGGCGCGGGCGTTTGCCCGTAGCAGGCGCGTTGAGGGTGCCACGCCATATGCAATGCGTGCAGGATTGGGCTTGATGGGCGAGGCCGGACCGGATGCGATTATACCGTTTGCACGCGGTATGGGCGGCGGATCTGGGGTCAAGGCGCAGGGCGCATCAGCGATCCAAGTCACGATGAATATCTCGACGCCAGATGTGGCAGGGTTTCAGCGGTCGCAAAGTCAGATCGCGGCCCAGATGGGTCGTGCTTTGAGCCGTGGTCAGCGCAATCGGTAAGGGAGAGAGCAGATGAGTTTTCACGAGGTAAGGTTTCCCACGAACTTGAGTATCGGTGCGTTGGGCGGGCCGGAGCGGCGCACCGAGATTGTGACGTTGTCCAACGGGTTCGAGGAGCGCAACACGCCGTGGCAGCATTCGCGCAGGCGGTATGATGCGGGCATGGGGTTGCGGTCGTTGGACGATGTCGAAACCATCGTTGCGTTCTTTGAGGCGCGGCAGGGGCAAATGTTCGGGTTTCGCTGGAAGGATTGGTCTGATTATCGATCTTCCAAGCCGAAGGTTGCGATTACGGCTCAGGACCAGCGTTTGGGGATGGGCGACGAGGTGCGCACCGAGTTCCAGTTGTTGAAGACCTACGCGTCCGGTCCAGTGGCATATACCCGTCCGGTGGCCAAACCCGTGGAGGGCACGGTTTTGGTGGCCGTGGGCAGTGTTCCCATGGTCGAGGGTGTCGATTTCTCGGTCGATTATTTGACCGGTATTGTCACCTTTAACCACCCGCCGGATTTGCAGGGTGAAGTGACCGCCGGATATGAATTCGATGTGCCGGTCCGGTTTGACACCGAGGCGATCGTCACCTCCATGGCGTCGTTTCAGGCAGGGGAAGTGCCCAATATTCCCGTAGTTGAGGTGCGGGTATGAGCGCGTTTCAGGAGCATTTGGAAAGCGGCATCACGACTTTGGCGCGGTGTTGGGCTGTTACGCGGCGTGATGGCGTAACCTATGGGTTTACGGACCATGATATGGCGCTGAGCTTTGACGGGATTACGTTTAAGGCGGGTGCTGGAATGACAGCGCGGGCGATAGTGCAGGCGACGGGATTGTCGGTTGATAATTCCGAGGCAATGGGGGCGCTGAGTGATGCGGCGATCACCGAGGCGGATATCGAAGCGGGCCGGTTTGACGGCGCTGAGGTGCGCGCTTGGTTGGTCAATTGGGCTGATCTTGAGATGAGACGTCTGCGGTTCGCTGGCTCAATCGGAGAGATGCGCCGCGCAGGGGGTGCGTTTCATGCCGAATTGCGTGGGCTGACCGAGATGTTGAACCAACCGCAAGGGCGGGTCTACCAGACGTCGTGTTCTGCGATTTTGGGCGATGCGGCCTGTAAGTTTGATCTGGACAATGAGATTTATTCGACGACGGTTGCGGTTGAGACGTTGGAAGAAGACCGCAGGTTTGTGTTCTCGGACTTTTCGACATTTGAACCCGCTTGGTTTGAACGGGGTCGGGTGCGGGTTCTGTCAGGGGCTGCGGAAGGTTTGGTCGGCGTGGTTAAACGCGACCGGTTTTTGGGCACGGCGCGCCACATTGAAATTTGGGAGGCATTTCGGGCGCCTATCGTTGCAGGCGACGTGATTGCGATCGAGGCAGGCTGTGACAAACGGTTCGCAACCTGCCGCACCAAGTTCAACAATGCTGTTAATTTTCAGGGCTTCCCTGACATTCCTGGCGATGATTGGCTGGTCGCTGCGCCGACGCGCAGTGCCGCGGTCAACGGTGGCAGCTTGCGGCGGGATGTTTGAAGATGAACGCGATCGTGACGCAAGCGCGCGCTTGGATTGGCACGCCTTATGTGCATCAAGCTGCGCGGCGCGGGGCTGGCTGCGATTGTTTGGGCCTGCTGCGGGGGGTATGGGCTGAGGTAACGGGCACACCGTTGATTGCGGTGCCCGCCTACACGTCCGATTGGTCGGAGCCGCAGTCTGATGAGCGGCTTTGGCGGGGAGTTGCTGCACGGCTGACGGCCAAGGCACCGGCTGACGAAGCGGTGGGCGATGTGGTGTTGTTCCGGATGCGCCATGGCGCGGTTGCGAAACATGTGGGCTTGCAATCAGACGTGGGTAAAGACGCCCGATTTATACATTCATATCAGGGTGTTGGTGTGGTTGAGAATGCGTTCTCCGCCCCTTGGAAACGTCGGGTTGTTGCCCGATTTGCGACCCCCGTTTTTTATCAAGAAAAGGTCTGA